CGACTATATGCTTGAAAATGAAAAGACAATAACAAAGCGAACAGCTAAGGATTATGAGGAATTTATAGAAAAGGCCAATAAAGAAATATTGACCCATAAATCAAGAGTAGGCATTAAGTAGCGGACTTGTTAAAGTCCGCTATGCTTTCTAGATTAAAGGAGGCTCAGGCCAAGTGACGCTAGAGGGGTCTTGTTGAGTAATATCAAGCAAGGCCTTACGATACGTTTTAACCACTTCCTTTTGAGTTGCTGTCAATTCTGACCAGCGCATAGGGTTATAAATATCAACGTATTTAGCTAGTAGTTGGTCGCGCTCTGCTCTAATGTCGCCAATAGTCGGTACCGGCTCAACATAGGGCGCAATTTCTACGCCCTGACCAATTATCTCGTTAACTTCTTCTTCTGTAAGCGTTGTTTCAGTGTCGCCAGTAAAGGCATTCACACCTCCGATTCTATTTACGGTGAAATTTGTATAATTATCAATCATTGCTTTATCCATAATCCATACCCATTGTTTGCAATTGAAGCGCCAGAGGCGTTAAGCCATATTCCTGATTGAGCTGGCGTTAAATTTGAACCCGCTATTGTTGCGTTACTAGCAACACTGCCACCACTTGTATTTTGAAGATGATCAAGATTTGAGGAGTTATATAATATCTCCCAATCAGACCAAGCGCCTATAGAAGTTTGTGATCTTACATAGCGTAACTCAGAAGTTGATGCCATCCATGTTTGTTTAATTCTTCCTGATGGCGATGAGCTAGCATCCACTGAAATCCACGCTGTAACCGCAAGTGGGGCATTTGTAAATCCTCCGTAAGTGATTCCTATTTTAGTCAATGTGTCAGCGTCAATTGTTGCGCCTAGGTATGGTGTGTCAGAAGAACCCCAACCAAACGCCCCGACTTCCATCACATTCCCAGAGGTTGTGCCTACGTCTCGACTGGCTGCGTCACCAAATCGAATATAACGCCAAGTAATTGACTGGCCTGTGCCTGTGTCGTTTGCTGTTACTCGATACGTTCCAGAGGCGGCGTAAAATTGCGCGAATCCCTCTGAATCTGCAAAGAATGGGTTTGCTAATACTGCGCCGCCAATGCTTGAGAAGATTGTAGCGGGTAAGCCTGTATTTTCATCGACCACTGTCATCTCTGCACCAGGGATAATATCCCCGGTCGCATTCTGCACTGTAGCCTGCCAGATTGAATTTGCCATTATGGTACTATTGCCCCGTGTATTTGTCCGTTGTTTGTAATTGTAACAGTTTTGCCGCGTTTTAAGATAGCGTCACCCGCTGCGCCTCCGTTTCCGCCTAGTGATATGCCTTGGGCACCAGATTGGCCAGATTGGCCAGCTTGACCAGCTTGACCGAAATACCCTCCATCTCCACCCTTGCCGTTAGTTACTGTGCTTAAAGAACCTACTTGTGAAACATTAGAGCCACCAGTGCCAAGTATTAACTCACTAGAAGATTGCCCTGCTGATCCTATAATAAATACATTAATCTCTGAATTTGGAGTTATAATACCACCTGCCGAGCCTCCAAAGTTAATATACGGGCCTGCGCCGCCGCCTGATCCTGTTGCTCCTCCGGCAGAAACCCCTTCAGTTCCAGCTTCTAGAATTCCCTTAGCAGCACCGCCGCCACCACCGCCGCCACCACCGCCGCCGATCAAGCCATTGTTTGTAATATTGAAAACCGTAGGAATTGCTGCGCCAGTAACAGGCAGGTCGATAGCATCTTCTCCGCGATTACCGTTAAATCCTGAGGTTAGTGATCCATCACTATTAATTCTTGCGCCACTACCACCACGACCACCACGCCCAACAATAGAACCATTATTAATTAGGTTTATAGTGACGTCTTCATCCCAAGCACCGTAAACCAATGACGCCCTATCAGTGAAAGCACCGCCTATAATCTTCCCCTCCTCAATCGTGAAATTGATAGTGTCCCCTGCATTAATGATGGAATGGAAGTTGAAAAATTTATCCCTCAGATTTATGTTAGTTTCATCATCCGTAATTGGTACGTTTTTGATCGTTGGATCATCTGGCGCTACTGTTTGACTATATAAAACCTCCTCACCAAGTACAGAAAAGCCCGCATCACTAGATTTAACCTGTAGTACTTGTATTGGTAGCTCAACGGATTCGCCCGTAACGTCTTGAACCGTCCATGATTTCGCACGATAGCCGCCCCCTAGTTCTGGCGTAACACTAACTCCCCTCTGAACATTAAAAGAAATCAACCTTGGTGGTGTTGTGTATCTCGATAATATAGTTCTATTTAGTCGATCAGCTACTTCTTTACCACCTGAAACAATCCAGCGACTAAAAATACGCTTAATACTTGGCACGTTATTAAAATTTGTTTCGCTCTCAGTGCTAACCACTGCGAGAGTTGAAGAATAGTTTTTAATTTCATCAAGCTTTTCTAGTGGGTTTATTTGGCCAAAATACGTCCAAACTTGGGACACTCGTTTTTCTGGCTGGTCTTTTGCACTAAAACTACCACCGACAATTTGATTATCATCATATAATGCCGCGTCCGTTGCCACTGAGCGCAACACCCTAAATTTCAAAAGTTTCGAAACATCATCCCACCATATAGTAGATGCGGTTTGCTCTAGCAGCTCATTAACAAGCTTTTTAACTTCTGTTGGCTCTGCAATTAAAGATGAGTAATTTCTAGCTATGTAGTTGTTGTCTTCAGTTGTCCAGTCTGAAAGCGGTATAAACTCAGAAGGCACATTGGCATAATTTAAAAGCAGGTCATTAAGAATATAAGTGACCGTCTTTTGTGAATACTCAAGACAGACCTGCACCCTTGCGCCAGCATCATGACTTACACCGGACGTATTATATTGGCCGCGTGTAATTGTTAGTACATCACCTGACCTGCTAAATGTAACAACCTCTTCGCCACCAATCTGAGCAACTCCGGTAAGCGGGTATTCAGAGCCAATCCCCACTGGATCAAGTGTTACGCTTGTTTCTGTATTATTTAACGCATTAAGGCTAGAACCGTTGCTTAGCACTGGTGCTTGTGACTGTTTTCCATCTGCTAGTTGTAAGGCGTCTTTACATTGAATAGTGAATCCTCCGTTACTATTTGGCCCTGCTACTTTTTCAATCAAGAAATGACGGGTTTCCATTTGAGCAATTGACTGATCACTATTTCCGCGAATCAATCTAATATTTGAACCTTTCACATAAGGCCACCGCGCCCTAAACTTACCCCAATATGTGCCTCTCTCGTAAGGATCGTAATCTCTATCAGATAGGTATCTGTCCCCTTCTGGCCCAGTGTCGGGAAATCTCTCATCCCTAAAGTCTACATTGATAGAGGCGCGAACACCTATCGACTCACCTAGCTCTAGTTTGGCTGGTCGGATTGATACTTTCTCAATATTGGGTATAGCTTCAAAATCCGTTGATAGTCTTGAGCTTGCGGTAGAATATCTAGCCGTAACAGTTTCTGCTGAATAATTGTCAACATCCTGACAAGTCGCGAAACAATTAAAACACTTAATATCACCCGTAGCAGGGATTGATGCATTGCACGGAGCCTCACCGTATATAAGACTGCACCGTTCAAGATCAATTTCAACAAGTGTGATTCTTTCTGTCATGCTACGCCTTTAAAATTCCAGTCAATTTGCATCATTCCATTACTACGCTGGTTTACTGGTTTTGGGTTGCCTTCTATCCATACATAACCAACCTCGGCAGGATATTTCGCAGGTTTCCACGCAAAAAAACAGGGCTTTCTAGGCTTCATTCCTATGTATGGGTCTAGCATTGATCTGTACCATTCAGGAGTGAGGTTTTGCAAGCTTACCTGTGTTGACACTGATTCTCTTACTACTATCTCACCAAGATACTGGCCGTTTTCAGACATGCCATTTACCGCAACACGATCACGACCATAAGTTACCGGGGTATGCCCAACATATAGCCCGCGCTGCAATTCAAGTTTTTTGCCAATGTAAATAACGCCAATTTTTACCGCTTCTGTAGCTCCTGCAATTACTATCTGGATAGTTGAAGGCGTTGCTATACCACGGAGGAATAATATAGCCTGAGTATCAGAAATAGCCTGATCAGGAACAACTGTTACACCATTGTATTTTATAGAAACAGTTAGACCTATCTGGTTTAGGTTGTGCCTGGCTATACCAATATAATCAACTTCTGAACCATCAGTAGTAATAATTATGTTCTGCGTTGCTGTGCTATCAGCTTCCCATAAAAAAGCAGTAGCGGGATTAGTGACATTTGTAATAGGGTTTTCAGCAGTTGAGCTGGTAGCCGTTATATTTTCAGGGGTAATAATGTTATTGAAACAAAGAACCCCTTTATCACCTTGCTCAGCTTCGCCTAATACAAAGCCAGTGCTAATTATTGTCGCCATTAAACCACCAATTTGAAACCGTCATTTTGCAATTCTACAAGCTGCTCAGCAATACTATTTACCATTGAGCCGCTTACAAGTGCGCTAGGGTCTAGTGTATCAACTCTAACAGTTCTAGTCTGGTCTGGTGCGCTTGCTGCTGATGCCGCAGGTGCAGCAGGGGTTGCAGCTCCAGCTCCCGCGCTCACCGATCCACCGCCACCAAAGCTTGTACTATTAATTGCTTGCAATCTAATGCCGCCTGCAACAATAGCAGCGCCAGCGGCCGCAGCACCCAAGGCGGGCCCAACTACAGGAATTCCAGCAAGCGCCGTGTATGCCTTTTGTGCGCCTTCATAGGTAGACATTACAACATTTGCTCTAGCCGCTGCCTTGCCAACTTCAAACAGACGTTTATTGCCTGACTGTTGCAGCGTTGACAGGTCTGAAAACATTTGAGAAACAGCGCCAGTTTGCTGACTTCCCCAGTGCATTCTAATTTGTGCTAGTGCGCTTTGTACTTCTTCTTCTTTAGATATTCTCTGAGTAGCTGCTTGCTCGTCAATCTGATTTAACTGGTCAACTTGCGCTTGCTTGGCCTCTACTATTGCAGGGTTATTTATACTAGCAATAAAAGCTTCCACTTGCTCAGAAGGAAGAGGGGTCATTAATTTATTGTGAAGCTCTTGTGTTGCGGCCTGTAATTCTGCGTTAGCCTCTACAGCAGCAGCAGTAATGCTACCTACAAGCTCAGACTGGCCAACAACGAGCTTGGAAACGTCAACGCCTGGAATGTTATTAACCGACTCAATCAAGCCGTTAATTGTTCCTACTGCTCCCTGTATTGCACCTTCAATTGATTCGGCAATAGTTGAAGCAACGCCCAAAGCCGCAGAATGAAGCGCCTTAAATCCTAAAATAGTGCCATCAATTACAAGTTCAACACCTGTAAAAGCGTTACCGATAAAGCCGACCGCTTTTGCTACTCCGTTGACCGCCTCGGTCGCTTGCTGCTGAAAGCCGCCCGACTCGATAGCCGCTTCTTGAAAGTTTAGCGCTAACTGTTCGAGAATTGGAGCAAGTGCAATAGTTACTTGCTGGCTAACACCGTCAACAGCTCGGCCAATGCTTCCCATGGCATCGTTAGCCGCTTCAATCTTTGCCGCGTCAACGTCAGAAATAGCAAGTCCGAAACCTTCCATCTGTCTTTTAGATTCTGCGATTGTTTCAGGGGTTAGCTGACTGATTGCAAAGCCTGCTTTTTTCCCGAATAAGTCAGAAGCCGCCGCTGCTCTTTCCGTTGCAGGTATATTTTCAGCAATAGCCTGATTGATTGTGATTAGCTTCTGATCAAGGGTCATTCCCTCTAAATCAGAAGCCGCCAAGCCAAGCCTGTCAAGAGTATCAGCAGCAGCGCCAGTGCCCTGAGCAGCCTCGCCCATTACGACTTCAAGGTTTTTAGCACCTGACTCTATTTGCTTCATAGAGATGCCTGACATTTCGGCCGCTCTATCAAGGGTTGCCATAGAAGCACTTGAGGTTCCTAGCTGTTTTGCCAGTTTGGCTTGCGCGTCAATAGCGCTAAGAGAATCCTTAACAAGCTTCACACCAATAGCAGTACCAGCAACAGCCGCCGCCGCCGCCATTTTAGCCATTGCGCCGCCTGTCTTCTTGGCTTGGTCTCCAACCTTATCAAGCGTGGTGGCTGCTTCTTTTGCTCCGCGTTTTAGCGGGTCAATATCCGCGCCAAACCGTACAAAAATATCGTCAGACATTTAGAAACCTTCTTCTAATAAACGCAATAAGCGCTTTCTTTGTGGTTCTTGAAATAAATGCGGCGCTCTAGCTTCAACAATCCACCAAAATTCGGCAGGATGAAGCGCCCAAAACTCGCTAGGCGCTATACCAAAACTTGTTACGGCTGTCAAATATAGGCTTTTAACTAAACCGCCGCCGCCTGCTTTCCCTGCTTTTCTTCGTCAGGTTGGTATGTTGAAGGTGGCAACATCATCATAATTAGCGTAGTGATTGAGTTTTGAACATTGTCAGAACCGCCCTCACCAAACAATGACGCATAAACCTCGTCAATCATAACCTTTCCGCCTGCATAATTAATCGCAAGCGCGTAAGCCTCAGCTAATTTTGATAGCTTTGGTTGCGTGGTTAATTCTTGAAGGGAAATAACGTCTTCAATCTGCGCTATTAGCTTCATCACCTGATTCCCTTTAATGGTGAACTCGTCACCACCAAAGGTTAGGCTAATATCTTCAAAGATAGCCATTAAACGCCCGCCGTGTAAGTCCACTCACCTGAGCTTTGCAGAGTGCCGTCAAACTCTACTGCACCATCAGAGCCGCCGCCATTTTCAGTGAATCCATTAAAATAGAAATCACCTGAAATTGTGTCGCCTGCTGCTTGAGCACCGTATTTCGGGTATTGAATGGTAATATCAGTAAGCAACATGCTTTGCTCGGTCATAATTAAGGAGCGTAAAAGAGTGTCTTTTGTTACGCCAGAAAATGAAATGTCGAGCGACTTAGTGCCAGCCTCAGCTAGTAAAGTTCGGTATCCATTATCTTCATCTGTTGTAATATCAATAGGCTCTTTTGCAATTGCAATAGACTTTGAGTTAATACCTGCTAATGCGGTATTGTTTTTTTCAATTAAAAGGTCGCGTGAAGGAGCACCAGCCATTTTATAATTCCTCGATCATAAGGTTGAAAGTTTGTACGCCGTGCCTAGTGAATCCGTCTGAATCTAAAAAAGACTCTGAATTTACTTGAGCAATATTAATAAATTTATATCCAGTTTCTGATAAATTAGCACGATGAAGCGCATCATATATCAAGCCTTGAATTTGTTTAGTCTCACTTCTTCCGCTGAATCTTGACCAGGTGTGAACCGTTATAGATACCTGATTCATTAGCTCTAGATCAGTGTCAATTGTAGTGTGTGAGTCTTCACCAATAGTAGCATAAGGAAAATTGGTATCATCACCCGAGCTTACAGCTTGTGGGACATTATCATAAACAGATTTAATAACAGCATTAAGCGGCGCGTCATTTGCGAGCTTATTATAAACCGCTGTTTGTACTACTGTTTCAAAATTACTCATCTTTTAGCCAGCTTCTTTTTTTCTCGCCTAACTGCTGCGGTTAATTTTTTTGTAAATTGCTGTTCAACTATTCTCGGCATGTTTGATTGTATCATATCTTTTGCAGGTCGCATAAATGGCTGTTCTGGCTGCGGTGTTGGGCCGCCTGTTCCGTACTCAATGAAGCGCCAATAAAAACCATCGTTCTTTGCATTTTTCCCAGACTCTACAATTACATCTGATACAGGTTGCCCGGGTTTACCGCGCCGTCTTTTTGCCTTGATTGCCTTTCTTAATCTGCCTGTTCTTTTTGGCGCTCGCTTTCTTGCTTCTTTTGCAGTCTCAGAGGCTAAACCATGTATTAGCGCTCGTGATAAGTTTTTAGCGTGTTTTGGCGCCAGGTCACTCAAGACCTTTTTTACATCATCAAGACCCATAACCTCTACACCAGAAGATTTAAAGGCCATTACTGTGGCGTTCCGTATGTCGCGTCTATTTCTAAGTAAAGCACTCGTCCTTTAGGTCGCCTAACTGTTAAGATATTAAACTGCTCACCATTCCACAAAATACGATACTTTTCTAATAAATCAGAGCGATTACGAATAACAAACATGTAACTAGACTCAGCATTAACACGGTCGTATTCTGTAACTTCCTTACCGCTTTTAGGGCGAACGTGCGCCCACACCGAAGAAAGCGACGAAATATTAACCCAAGTATCAGTAGAGCCGCCCATGCCGTCAGAAACGCCTTGACGCTCTTGAAAAGTAATTCTTTGATCAAGCTCCCCGACTCGATAGGTCATATTCCTAAATTCTCTCTATATGGATATAAAATAGTTTCAAGTGCTGGATTTTTAGCAATAGAAACCCCCACAACTGACTCGGTTCTAAGTTCATACATGTCAGTTATTATTATTTTTATAGCTTGCTGAACACCAACTATCTGAGCAGGTGCGCTAGTTGTTGCTAATATTTGATAATTAATAGCATTAAACGAGTCGGTAAAAGTAATTGTCTGATTGGTTGAATCAACAATGTAGCTAGCCGGACTTACCGCTTGCTGTGCGTTGTCACTATCAGTATATGTTACCGATGTAACCGTTAAGCCAGCGTAAGGAAGGTTAACAATTGTTGGAATGGTGCCTTGATATAAGATTTTTATATCTTGAGCTGTAAAAAACTCGTTGCAGTAATTTTCACACCGATCACGCGCAACACTAATTAGGGCGCTGATATACGAATCATCCTCTGTAAAGGAGTCCTCTATTCTAAGTTGTTCCTTTGCCTCACTTAGAGTAATAGGCTCAGAGACTGGTGCGCTTACTATGACGGTTTTCATTTAGTCTCTTTCTTCTGCTTTTTAGGCTTAGTTTCAAGATTCTTTTTTTCTTCTGGCTTGCTTTCAGCTTCTTCAATTAAGCCAGCATCAAGCCAAGATTTATTAAATCCAACCTCTTGACCTTTTTTAACTTTACCTAGCATATAGGCTTTAAAGTCTTTCTTTGCAATATACATTTTTTACTCCATTAAAACTAGGGGCGCTATACCAGCCGCCCCAGTCTATCACTATGCTGTGATTGCTGTAATGTCACCAGTGCGGATGGCCGCAGGAGTGAATACCAGCTCAGCGCCGCGAGTTTCAGCACGAACAGTAACCAAGTTCTTGGTCACATTGTCGCCGTCTTGCTCGAACATTTCAACAATAGTGCTTTCGCGGTTTGCGTACATGTCAGCCTCGGAAGACTTACAGATCATAGTACCCGCTGGCACGTTGTTAGAAAGCACAACTGGCAAGCCCCATAGTAATGGAGTTAAGCCGTTGTTAACGTAGCTTACAGCGCCAGAAGCGGCAACAAAGGCGTTATCACCAGCAGCTCGACGGGTTGTTTCAGCAGCACCCCAGTCAGCAGGATTCATGTAGAAGTAGCTAGGCTCATAGTCAGCGCTAATAACTTCCATTTTCATCTTGTTAGCTAGACCGTAAACGTCAACCGTCAGTAGTGGACTAGTTGCAGTGTTGTTAGCTGCTGCCAACCAACCGTCTGTAGTGTCGTTGATAACATAGTTTTCAACAGCTACGTTAACACCGTGACGTAAGCGGCGTTCAATGTATGACGCTAGGAAAGTAGAGTCTGACAACGCTTGCTTGGAAACGCGCAAGTAAGTTGGGATGGTCTTAACCGCAACGTTAACTTCTTCAAAAGTCAAAGTTGATTCAGGTTTTGCGCCACCTTCTGCTGTTGCAGCCGCTGCATTAGTCCACAATAGCTCCTTAGAGTAGTAGATAATGTTAGATGATGCTGAACCCTGCATTACCGTTGGCATAACCGTTAGTTGGCGGAAAGCACCAGGTACAACGCCACTCATCTGATCATGAGTAGAAGAAGCGTTACCAGAGTTTACGATGGTATTCTTAACTTCTGTACGACCCTTATTGGTTTCACCGTCAATGAATGATTTGATACCAGCAGACTCTAGCACCTGAGCACCGAATGATTTAGCCTCGATAACTTCTTGCGAGGTTGCGTGTTTTTGGGCTAGCTCTGCAATCTCGTCGTTTAGCGACTTGATAGAAGTATCTAGCTCGGCAATTGCTTGCTTGTATTCAGCGCCTTTTGCTTCTGAGCTTTCAGTAACAACTTGCATTTTAGCTTCAATTTTTTCGTGCATCTCAGTGAGAGCGGTTTTTAATTCTAAATCAGACATTAGTATGTCTCCTTGATAAAGTTTTGTAATATTTCTAAGTTGTTTTCTTTTGCTTTTTCTTCTTCACGCTCTCCGTGAATCTTTTTCACTGCAACCACGATCTCCGTAGCTTCTTTTTGTGAAAAACCTTTTTGACGCAGGATTGATTCTACATCTTTTAAAGTCGTAGCGCTTTTAACTGTTGTTATGTGCGCGTTATTGTCTGCTGGAGTTTCAACCACTGAAATCTCAAACAGCTCAATGTCTTTTAGCAGTCTTACAACACCTTGCTGCTCTGAATCTTTGACAATATACCCAATAGATAGGCCGCTTATAGCTCCGTGTCTAAGTAGTGCCGCTGTATCCTCTGCGACCGAATGACCCTTTGTTAGTTCGCCAGATACGAACAGACCTTTTTCGTCTTCGTAAATCTCAGTGAATTTACCGATGACTGGGCCGTAGTGATTCCATCGTAGCTGGACGGGTCGATCTCGGTTTTCAAGAGTGCTCTTATACGCACCCGCTTGAATTGTATCACCATAAGAATCAAGACCATCAAAAACGGAGGCGTAACCGCTAAACTTTAGCGAACCTTCCGCGCCCATTTTTACCTCACACTGAGCGAGGTTTAATTGTTTATGCTCCATTATTAGCATCCGCCTGTATTTGTCTTTGTGTTGTTCCGGCAGGAACTAGAGTTCCGTTTAAATAAATAGAATCGCCGCCCGTTTCTGGTGGCAAGCCTTCCTCGGCTCGACCTTCATTGGGCTTTAATAGACCAGCGTGAACAGCCTTCGCTTGTGCGTCTAGTCTTGTTGGTTTGTCAGCGCGAAGTAATGAGTCGAAGTTGAATTCAATATCTATAGAATCCCAGTCTGTACGCGGCATTAGGTGGCGCTTAATGCTTGACTCGATACGCTCAAGATACGGCTTAAGGTTCAACTTATAGAACCCCATATTGATCTGTTCAATACCACTACCCCAAGTTGTGCCGCTTGCAGTGTCGTTAATCAATACAGAAGGTACGCCATAGAAGCGTGCAATATCTTCAATACTAAATCGTCTTGAGTCTAGCAATTCCATATCGGTCGGGCTTAAGCTTGTTTGTTGATAGTTAAAACCAGCCTCCAATACAAATAGCTCGGCCTGATTTCCAGACTGCAAGCCCGCAAAACTTTTCTTGATCTGCTCTCGCTGCTCAGGCTTTAAAGCTTGGTCAACAGTCAAAACGCCGTTGGTTTTTCCGCCGTTAGCTGATAACTCTCCCGCTCTATTTGCCTGATCAATAGCTATGCCAATAGTATTAGATGCGTAGCCAAGAGGACTAAGCCCAACCAAACCGTTACCAAACAGCTTTATGTGCCAAATGGATGATTCAGCGTAAACCTTTATTGACCCGTCAGCCGTTGTGTATCTGTAAACTCTGTCGCCATTCTGTAGTAGGTCAACCTCCATCTGAGAAGCTGGGAGCGGCGTTAGTGATGTAATTCTTCTTGATGTGCGCTCTATTGCAACGTAGGAATTACCCCACGTAACAAGATTCAGCATTATTTGCTCAATGAATTCGGTACGGGTCTGGTATCTATTTGGCGAATAATTGAGAAGCCGCCACAGGTCATAATCGGTTTTAGGCTGCTTTACGTTAGTTCCAAGGTCTATATCAAAACACTGAATAGGCATTGCCGCCACAGTCTCCGATAAAAGCCTAGTAGATGCCCAGCAAGCCGAGACAGCCATTGCCTGATCAAAGGTTACGTTCTTTGTCCGTGTCGCTGGTAGTGGGTTTTGCGTTCCTGTTTGAACACTATCGCCACCCTTGCCGAAGCCGAACTTATACCAAGCCATTCAAATACTTACCTTTTGTAATCGTCATCATTGCTAGGGCTCAATGTGAATGACAGTAAATCACTAAAATCAATAGCCGTCTCCTGCTCGTGCTGACATCTACCTAAAGCCATTAACAAAGCAATAACCCCGTCAATTTTATTCTCAGACCTTTCTTTGCGTGGATATACGTTTTCTTTCGCGTCTTCTTTTGCAACTACGTTAGAAATCATCCACTCCTGAACAGGGTCGGAGTTATGTTTTATTTTTTTAGCTCTAATTAAAGCATCAAGCGACTTCATAGGCTCCGAGAAGTTTAGCACAGTAGGCCGCATTTCTACAACTGGCACACCTTCCGCCATCAACTCGGTTATTAACATGGTTGCCTGAAATGGATCATAGGCCAGCTCTCTAACCTCAAATTGTGAGCATAACTCCAGTATATCTTCTTTAATAATATTAAAATCAATGATCTCGCCATCTGTAACAGTTAGCCATCCTTCGCGCATCCATGCCGTGTACATTTCATTGCCAGATTCAACCGCCGCCTCGGGTAAGTAATATTTACCAAATCGAACATAGTAATCATCTATTGGTATTAGAATTTCAATAGCCGCAATATCCACACGGCTAGCTAAGTCCATACCGATATAAATTGGCTTACCAAAATAATCAGACAGCTTTATTTTATCCGCGCATTGCTTCCACTTGTCCACGTTGTAAAACGCATCGCGAGAACCAACCCACACGTTTAGGTGCTTGGTTAAGAATGTACTTTGCTTTCTTGCGTTGTTCTTTGCGTCTTGAAGTCGAGATAATAAGAAGTCATCAGAAACCGATACGCCATAATTAGGGTTTGCTTTCTTTAAGGTTTCAATATCTGACCAGTCATCGCCTTGATCAATGCCGTATATGAGCGGAAACAACTCATCATTAACCATAACCCCTTCTAGGCATTTTTGCGCCTCAAGCTGGAGTTGATAGCAAGGGCCACTAATGTTGTCGCCCGCAGTTGTAATGTAAAGCATCATAGGTTGCTCGCGCGCACCCATGCCTGTAATCATTGTGTCTATCAGTCGAGAGTCTTTTAATTCATGCACTTCATCAGCCACGGCACATGAAGGGCTTGATCCGTCCGGCGGGTTGCCTATGATAGGCTCCATCTTAGAACCGTTTTGCAGAATACAAATATTCGAGGCGTTAACGTCAATCCCAAAGTGAGATGTGAGAGCTGGATTCATTCGGCACATGGCTTGGGCTGGTGTGAATACTTCCTTGGCTTGTTTCTCAGAAGTGGCGCCTGTATAAACCTCTGCACCATATTCACCATCAGCCGCCAGCATGTAAAGACCTATTGCAGCCGCTAAAGCAGACTTGCCATTCTTACGAGGCACCAATAGCAGGACTTCTCGGTATCTTCTAATGCCTTTATCAGATCTAAGCCATCCAAAAACATTACAAACAAAGAAGATTTGCCAAGGCTCTAGTAGTAAATTACGCTTCTTTTGCGCCCACTTACCCTTCGTATGGTACTGAGCCTCGATGAATTTGCAGGCTTTGTGCGCCTTCTCTTCACTATACAGGTATGGATAGTCGCCGTTTTTCTGTGCTTTCTTGTCGTCAAGGTGTCGTTTGGCTGCGAGTTTTATCCATTTATTAGCTAGAACCTGACCTGAGATAACATCATAGGCGTAATTGTCTGCTGTTAGTGAGTAGTCCTGCATTATTCAATCTCAGCCATAGCTTTGAGTATTTCCTTTGTTAAAATAAATTCAACAACAATTCGACCGCAATCACCTTTATCAAGTCTTATATTAAGATCAGCTATAGCGCTATCAGAAAGAAGTGGTTTTATTTTTTCAACTAATTTTTTTGATGCTATCGGCATAATTACATTTCCGCAAATGGATTAGATTTTTCTTTCTTAGGAACTACGATCTTTGTTCTATCGCTTGGTGTCATTCCGTACCGACCCATTAAAGAATCAAGGCGCGACAACTCAACACCGTTGAGGGCTGGGCATACAGAATTCTCTTCGTAGTCACCGTGGCGGAATCGGTAAAATAAAACCGACATCATTTCCATGGTTGGGCGGTCACTCTCAGCAAGAACGCCAGCAAACATAACACTGACAAGGTAATCCCATATTTCAGATTGCATTTCTGTGAAGTGCTCAGGAGCTGGGCCAATGCCGCGTGTAACTTCTGGCTGATCCTGATTGTCTCTGTGTTTATTTCTATTTGCCGTCCCGTGAACTTCACGCAGAGCTTGTGGTTTTTTATGCGAACCCATTATTCACCCCTTTTGTTATATTATAACATTCAAATGTAAATTCTGTGCATGTAAAAAAGTGACTTCCCATGCGGTGTTTTTTGCTTTCACCGTTTACTTTCATCATACCCCCTCCTGTAGCGCCATATAAAGCTCACCACAAGGCGTATTGCTAGGCTTTGTAGCTTACTAAGGTTTCCCCTATTCACTCTCATGCTCACACCTATAAACTGGAACCATTGTATTGATGCTTCCTGCTCTTACTGGAATGTAATGAGATAAAACCAGCCTTCCTCCAAGTCTCTCGCAATCGTTAGAACTATCATAGCTTTCGTATGCTATGTATAAGATAGCTACAATACAGGCAACAATAAACAGCTCTATCTTAAATAAAGACAACTCTCTTAAAGCCTCTGACAGTCTCATTTCTTACCACCTAGAGCAACTATTACACTAATAACTGCATATGAAGCACATATAACAATAATCTTCTTTACCTCTGCAAGCTCTGTAAGATTACCTGACGCTTCTAGCTGATATATTGCAGAAAGCATTATCAGTATATGTATTAGCATTACAAAATGTTTCATTCTATTACCTCTCAAGTAATTCTCATTTATTGATTTGATATGGCAGGACGCATGAGAAGGGCGTCTTTTCGGGTTGCATTCCCTAGCCATCTTTTAAACTTTACGGATATTTAATTATTTTGCAAGTATCATTCATAGGCTTTACCCTCTTCCTCGTTCATAATGCGTATGAACTTGCCGTGATACCTATCCAACTTCACGGCCCTTCTATACATATTATCATAGACTATATTATTTTTTAGTAGTGCTGCGTGATAGCTCATATCCTCAAGCTTAATAAGCCATACATCACCACCTATTTGTCGTCTAAGAGTAAAAGCGAAATCTTCACAGTCACCAGCGAAAGGATTAGATATAGAATTATATATTCTAAACTCATTGTATTTATCCTCTTCATATCTAAAGTTCCATAGGGCAAGCCTATGCGCCTCTGCATCAAGGTTGCTGACACAAGACGCACACAAAGCAAGGCTAAATATCAGTATCAGGCGCATTGAGTTTTAAGCACTCTTTGGCTTCTGTTAGTGATAGTGACATAAGGTTATGCTCACAAGTCGTTACATAGCGTATTAGCCAGCCAGTAACACCTTTATAGGTAACTAATAAGCCTTGATGATTTGGTCTAAGTTCACAATCCTCTGTCACTATCGAGTGTGTTTTTATATTACTCATGCTTTTGGAAGCTCCTGATCTACTGAATCCCACGGAGGCACTGCTAAATCTTTCCCTTTCCAAAATACTGCCTGCTCAGTAAACAAACCCCAGTCTTCAGCGTTGCCGTTTATTACTGTGCCGTATCCGTCTGCTTGGCGGATTGAGATGTTGTCAACAGAACCGGAAAATGCGGAGTTCCCGATAATCGCTAAATCATCACTGTTAGCCGTCAAGCCTACAAACCTACTCTTTCCGGTAGACGTTATTCCTGAACTGTTAAACTTAACACCACCAAAAAAGACAGACTTAATATCCCCTGAAGATATACTGCCTAAATCTATCTCAATAAGGTAGGCACCAGTCGGCGCATTAATTACTTGTGACAACACTGTATCCCCAGCCTGCGATCCATCACAATGCGCAGAGCCATTGGATATTGACCACCCATCGCCTAGAGCCCAGTTAGAAGCATTACTAAAATCACCGTTAACTACTTCCTCCTCACCCAATACGGTAGCACTGTTAGCCAAAATATCTGAGTTATCGTTAAGCTTATAGTCGCGTATTGGTGTGCCGTTATCCCAGATTTTTAGGTTAGCTAGGATGCCGGGTAAAATGAATACTCCTGATTGCCTAGTGTATAGCATATTGAATATATACGATGAACTTGATGCGCCACCTCCGCGACTTACTCCATCAATAAATATCTCAACAACACTAGAAGCTTTAATTATTTTTACGTGGTGAAATTCCTGCGGCTGAAGATAGTCTCCATTAGAAAACACAGTTGATCCACTATTATCTCGTACTGAAATATCATTGTTAGTTATAAATATACAGTTTTGAGTGCCACCATTATTGCCTAGTATCATATATGCGTTGTCATCATTGTCTGATAGGACATCAAACTCAATCGCAAAATCCCCAGCAAGCGTAACTTCTGGGATAGTTGCGTAGTCTGTTGTACCTTCGTTGCGACGGAAGTATCGCGTATTTATATTTGATATAGCTCTAACTAGCCCAGCTTTAACTAGACCAGCCTTAACTAATCCAGATTCTATAATCATGCGGCCACCGCGTTAATGTCGATTGAGGTCGCACCATCAGAACCTGTTACAGTTAGAAAAATGTCCTGATTTGCTCCGTGGGTTACTTCGTACTGTTCGCCAACGGTAATATTGGCATTACTCAGTGGGAGATAGGTTCCAGCTTGATTTTTATAAGTAACCACAACAGTAGCAGCGCCAATTGTGCCCGAGACGTAAATTACTGTTTTATTTGGCTTGAAGCTTGTATTTAGCTCGTAGTTACCATCTGTTGTGATTGTGAATTGTGGTGTGCTCATTTTTTATCCTTCCGCTCGGATGCGGTTTTAATTTTATGGCAAGAATTGCAAAGACTTTGTAGGTTTTCCAGTGCGTTAGTTCCGCCTTTAGCCTTTGGCATTATGTGATCTACATCAGTAGCTACGGTGATTATACCTTTCTTAAAGCAGTGCTGGCAAAGGTGGGCATCACGGATTAGAGCTTTAGCCCTTATCTTTTTCCAGTTATACCCATACCCTCTATCACTAGCAGATTTTGCTTTGCTTGTGTGCCATGGCTCAGGCTGATGATCTTCACACCTTCCGCCCTTCGATGCCATCTTGTAGCATCTAGGGGCTGTACACGGTCTAGCTGGCATTGATGGCATCTAAATATCCAGGTAATTATTATCTACTATTAAGGCGGGTATTCTAATACTAACCCTACCACTACCGCTTTCTGACTCAGCCGTAAACCAAGCGTCCGTGTATTGAGGTATTCGCGTGAATTTAAAATCAATCTCAACAGTCGATTGATATACGCTAACCACATTTGTATTAGTTGCAGGGATTAATGCCGCAACATTTCGGACATTCCATAAAAAGTCAGCATCCCTTCCTTTTCTGGTACTAAAATATCCAGACAAACCAAATGCGGTATGGTTTCTGGGTACGCTAAACGATGCCATTGATCGAGTCTGAGTTTTTTGCTCAAACATCATGACTGTGGTTCGCTGAGTAGGAACTCCATTACCACCATGAGTCAGTGCATTAGAAATGTAGATGTCGCCTTGAGTTTGTGAAGAATCAAGAGTTCTTGCCTCGTTAACTCGCAATCCAGTGCCAATCTCTACAGGGGTTTGACCGTTTAGTTTATACAGTCCTGTTTGTTGATCCCAGTTCGAGTCCAGCCAAGTTACAAGTATATTTTGATCATCATTATCATTAGAGCTTGTTAGCCATAGCGATCCCGGAGTATCGTCAAATGTTAAAACACCTGCTAATGGCCATATAAAATCTTCCGATGTATTTATATTGGGACAATAACTATGAATGTATTGAATGCGATGACCTGGTACTATTCCCTTGGAAACAGCTAGTAAGAAGTCCTGATTAAACGACTTTACAGCACCGATTGCAGCTAGATTTGTTTGTATGTTTACCGTTGCCGTTCTTACTCTGCTTGGGTCTTTATCTATCCGCACCAGCTTAGCCCAAACAGCATTACCGCCAGAAGAAATAGATTTATTCTCTTTCTGATAAAGGTTAACACCTTTGAAGTCATCAAGGGGCTTCACAGCACTAACCGCCAAGACAATAATATCTTGTGGTAGCCCTGTATTCTGTATCTGAATGGGTGTTCCAGCAGGTATGCTTGAAACAGTGTTTAAATCAACCCACTCAAAACCGATACTGTATGAATTTTGCGTATCTGCCACAATTAACCCCTTTTTATCTTTCGCATTATATTAGCGCATCTTTGCTGGTTGATAATTGCCACCAAAAACCAGATTGGCAACCATGCGCCAGCCGTAAAAATAGATATGAAAAGGTGTAGCAAGTGGCTTGTTTTTGGGCGCTGTTGCAATAACAGCAGTTTCTCATTAGATGTCATCATCACAACCTATGGCCGTTAGTGTGGTTCTTCGTTTTTCTGGATGCTCGCAATAAAGATCGGCTCTTTTATTGTAATGATCCCTATTTCGTTTTTTTTCCTTCTCGGCAATTAAAAGATCATCCCGCTCTTTCTGCCTCTGCTTTTTTAAAAGCTCTGCCTCTAATCTCATCCTCTCTTCTTCTCTTGCTAGAAGAAGCTCTCTATCTTTCTTTCTGTATTCTGCCTCTTGCTCTTCGCGCTTATGCTTCCTCCAAGCTGAATAAGCATGTATCCCGCCAAAAACCACCATGATAACTAAATACCAGTTTTCAGCGAGAAACGTACCCGCGAGAGTAGCGAGATATAATAAAATATTACCTGCATTGCTTCCAGGTTGGTTCATTCTACCCTCCGTGTACGATAATGTGCTAGCTATCTGATTCATCAAAAAGCTTCACTAGCTTATTCATGTGCGTGTTTATTTCTTCACTGGGCTTGCCGTCAATAATCGCCTCAATAACATCATAAGCGCAATCATCCCATTTGTTTTGAGTGCTTCTTACAATTACTTTTGAAAGCCATTTGATGGCGTTTTTTGCCAACCAATCACGCAACCTTGCAACCGCTACACCTTTTAAAATAGTTAAAACCCATGCAGGCATAATAGACCCCTAGTTTAGTTTTTAATCAGTATACCAGATAAGTGAGTTTTGTTAATCATTCGCCTTTCTCCTGCTCTAGCTTCTTCTCAACTTCTGACCATCGCTTGTAATAGTCGCTCATCTTGTACAGCTCTTTGCTCATAGCGTCCTTTTTGCCTAGTCGCTTTTCGTACTTGCCAATGGTAAACCGCATAGCAGCTCTAAAGTCTTCTATTGAGTTATCACGGGCGAATTCGTCTATATGATCTAGTCCGTCATTACCCTTGTACCTTGGCTGTTTAGAGTAATCATCTAGCTCATCATACACCAGTCCATCATTTCCGTTTTGCTGTATCTGCTCCATCCGTTTCTCTCCTTCTTTCCACTTGTCGGGGCGTACCTCTACTTTGCAATCACTGGTAATGTAGCGCTCAAGCGGCCAGTTGCATACGCTCAAATTCCACAACTCACTCTCTTTATTCCATCCGCACTCCTTACCGTCAAGCCATTTAGCAAAACACCCGTTAATGCAAGCCTCAGCGCCTTCTGGCGCTTTTGACCAGTCTACTTCACTCATAACCTAGCCCCTTACCATTGCTTGATAGCGCTCTACTTGAGCCTTTGCTTCTTCTAGTGTGTTGTGTTTTGTTATTGGTTGGCAGTGCATATCCTCACCAGTACTGTCTATATCAGCCTCAAATACACCAAGCGCCAACGACGCACAAAGCGTGAGCGTCAGAATAACTACAAAATCCCTCATCTACTCGCCCTCCGGTGCTTTAAAGCCTGCATCAAGCAATTTATAGAAAACACCAGTCAACACAACCTGCCCACCCTCATCAAACGGCATGTCAATATACTTAGCGCACTCCGAAGCGAAAGCCTCTCTATCTTTCTGCTCTTGGGTTTTTAGCGGGCGGAACCTAGGCGATCCAATTAATCTATCAATCTCCCCGCGATGGCAGCCAGAAGTTACCTGATAGATATATTCTTCACCAATACCCTTGCCCACATACAAGCATTCGACCAAATCGCCCTTGTGCAAAGTCAAGCACTCACAACCAACAGAAGGCAATCCATCTACCCATTCTTGGGATTGTTCTTCTGGTAGCTCTATTGCTGTAGTTGGCATCACTCGCTCAGATAAGACCCAGATTCTAGGCTCATCCAGCTTATATACCTCACCTGTGTTCTTATTAATAAAGCACTCCGGCCATAGCATATTACCCTCATTATAATGAGTAGCCCCTTCTGGCACTTTATAGCCCTTGTATTCTTTAACGTAATTCTTATTCATTTATATTTCCTCTTTAGTATTGACTTACTTTGTATTCGTTAATACTATGCTTAAATAAATAATTAATCAATACAAAGAGAGAAATAAAATGAACCATTCAGAATTGCTAGAAACTAGAGCTAATACTCCAGCACCTAAGCCGCCACAGCTGACTAGCGCAAAGATTGACGAAGCTGAGCTATTAAGATTAGAGGTTGAAGCGTTTATTGCCAGTGGTGGCAGTTATGAGGTTATTGAAGATAATACTAAGTGCCGATCTATGACTGCCAAGGAACAAATGAATGCTAACTATAAGAAAGATGTATTAAACGGAAAGGCCATGGACACACCCATCAAGCCAAAAAGATAGGAATAAGCCCTGTGTTAGCTTTCTATCACAGGGCAGTTAGTGTGCAAATTAAGGCCTATCTGTCCCATGCAAAATTGAATAATTGAGGCCTACCTCTGCCGCCTTCCTTATGCAAATTGCTTCAAATAGGTCTTTAGAGCACCCTAAATACTTTTGCCTCCCGCTTCCGTTGCCTATATATGCCAAGTAGTAACCGTTATTAAGCCTTACGCCTGTGCATCCTGTTTTGTTTCTAACCTGTCTAAATGCGTTTCTTTGATCAATGCAATCATCACCGCGTCTCAGGTTTGTCCACTTATCATTCAATGAGTCTCCGTCCTTGTGGTCAATTATAAAGTTAGGAAACTCACCTTTCATTAAGCACCAAGCAAGCTGGCCGCAAGTGTATTCTTTCTGATCAAATACAATGCGCCTACAAGCATTAAGTCCTTTCTTTTTAACACAGCCAGCGATGAGGTTTTTGCGCCTACCGCTTCCTGATTCTCGCCACTTAAATACACCAGTTTCCGGATCATAATAAAGTTGGTTTTTTAGCTTGACCATGTTAATCGCCATGAGTAGCGGCCATCAACTTGTATTGTGCAGTCGATATATTCCATAAAGCATCGGCAGCAGCTTGTCCATCAGAAACACAACCCAAATGATATATTTTACCACCCATTAAAATAGTTGCATTTTCCTCTCCTTCGTATGCGTCAACTATGTTTTGAAGCCCTTGCTTAACATTTGAATTAGGTTTTATGGATACTACGTTATTCATATTCACTCCTCGATCTCTATGTGCGGCTTGTCCCATCCATCTAGCTCATCAGAACCGAACTCGCCGCCCCATTTTAGTTTGATATTAATCTCACTCTCACTATAAAGTCGGTTAGCAGTAGCCATAATCGCCACAGCGACCATGCTTAGGTGATGAGGACGCCAGCTTGCCTTTCCATTTACAAAGGCGTAAAAGTCCAGCGCTTTACCGTCCTGATGATTACTTCTAATCTCGAACCCATCGCATTTAGATAGACCTTTAACAAACAATTCGTTTTGCTCGCCGTCTGTTCTCAACCCACCATGACCAGGTATGCCAAAATCAATAGGGCTCACCTTAATGGCTTCACGAAAAACCATATCTAGCTGATTATCTATACCCTTCATTCGCTCTAGGCTTCTTTCGCTAAACTTGAACATTATAGCGCCTCCGCTGCTTGCATGTATTTAGTCGCTTCGTTTCTGTGATGATCTGCTAGTTTTTTCATTTCATCAGATTCGTTATGGCCGCCCTCAGCTGAAAATGCAATAGCTTTGTTTTCATAGTTAATCGCTATCTTTCGAGCGTTAGCTGCTAGTATTTTGTATTGGTCTTTCATCTTTAAACCCTCTTATTAATTAACTTATTATAGCGCCCCTTATAGAGCGCTTGGTTGGTGGTTAAAACGGGATATTCTGGTCGTTATTGCCGAAGTTATTCTGAGGCATTGGTTGGCCCCCTTGACTCACTCCCATTGGCTGACCCTGCGGTGGTACTGGTGGCTGATTGGGATTCATTGGCTGCTGCGGCTGAAACCCTCCCTGCTGTGGCGCTGGCTGCTGCCAGTTATTCGCCAGCTGGCCGTTTTGCTGCGGCTGCCCTTCTTGTTTTCCGTCCAGCATCATCATTTCACAAATAACAATCTCGGTTGAGTAGCGCTTAATGCCGTCTTTTTCATACTCATTGGTACGTAGCTTTCCTTCAAAGTAAGCTTTAGAGCCTTTCTTCAAGTATTGACCAATAATCTCAGCTAACTTACCGAACGCCGTCATGCGGTGCCATTCAGTTTTTTCAACTTTCTGACCTGAATTCTTATCCTGGTAGCTTTCGTCTGTTGCAACACTAACAGATACTACAGCGCTACCCGATGGTAAATATTTCATTTCAGGATCGCGACCTAGTGTTCCGATGATTTGTACCTTATTAACTGACTTACCCATATTCTTTCTCTCTTAGTTGTGCGGACTATATGCCCGCGTTGGTTTGTTGTTCCACTTCTGCGCCGTTCCACTCAATGCCGAACGACTCTTTTAAAATGCGCTTCATTTCAATTAAAAACGCGGTTAATTTTTCTTCTAGCTTTGCTATGTATTCTTCGTCACGCTCAATTCTGGTAATGAATATTCGCCCTTTGCCGTCAATGCGCGGGTCGTAGCTTACGAAATCCCACCATTTACGGCCATTAACTAACATATTACCTTGAACCTGCGCCATGTGCTCTTTAGGCATCTCGCCAGATACTACCGTTGCGATATGGTTAGCTGAATTGTAAGGACACTTGATTTCAATACCACCATCATCACCTACAAAGCCATCAGGACTAGCGCCTATTTGCTTGTCATCGGTTAAGCAGATTCCAATCTCATCTACAGTAACGCCTTGCTCGAATGCGTATTCTATTTGAGCGTTTTTCTCATTATTAGAACCCCACTCTAAGGCCTTCCCAGTAACTTCTTTTTGCTCACCTGTCAAAATTTCAGCTATTAATTCTAACATGTATGACTTAGCAGTTGCGCTGAATAGCTCAGTGTTGCTACGTGGATTGGTCATAATATCCTTGAAGCGGCTAGCGCTAACCAGCCCCAGTCGCAACTTAAGCCATTCTTCAGAACCTTGCTCAACATCTACCTGGATCATAACTTAGACTCCAGCTGCTTGATTGCAAAATCAGCCTGTTCTTTCGTGTATTGCGAGAATGATCCAGCATTGATACCTAACCGAGTGTTGATAAATCCACCAAATGTATTGGCATCCATTCCGGCCTTATCTATCAATTCATTAATTTTAATGACCTGTGCTGAATCACAATGCTCAATAACCTTTCCAGACTCAATGCGGCCGTCCGAATCCTCATCACTTGGAACGATACCAGTTACGCCGGTAAACGTATAACGACGCAGATATGAAACCGCTGAGGCTAATGCTTGGATTGGCTGCTTGCCGCCAGACTTATCGTGATCTGAGGTTAAGGAAACCGTTTCGGTGTGACCATCAACGTGAGACAAGTGGCAAGAAACCGTAATTTGCTGTGCGTCTTGTGTTTGCGAGAATGAATAACTAAGACCGGCTTTAAATAAAACATCCTTCACCTGCTCAATAATATCTTCAAGCGGAGCATACTTTGAATTATGACCCTTCTTTAGCTTCTTAATCTTTGGGCAGTTAGCCTGAAATAAACTAACAGCAGACAGATAAGACGCCTTAGCATTCTTAGCGTCGTAGCGCTCTTGTAGCGCCATTAGCTTCTCAAGCTTATCAATGTCAGCACCTTGAGTAATAGCCATTTCTATCAAGCCCTGCGCGCTTGCCACTGGAACGATCGGCTTTGCTTCTTGCTCTTGCGTGATAACTTCTTGATTAGACATCAGAAACCCCCTTAAAATTAAATGAATTGGCCGCGTCCTCTGCTAGTTCGCGTGTTTTATTATCAACCAACTCCATAAACCTGCGTGAAGGTGGTGTATGGATTGAAAGACTAGATAGGTATTTATTAACCTTCTCGCTAACCGTCTCACCATCATCACAAACTTTGTCACATTCAATCAACTCTCGCATAACAATAGAGCTGTCTAGCTGCTGTACTGCATCATAAATAACAATATTACCTAGATTAACCTGATCAACTACTCGATCAACCAACCCACCAAAATCTCCGCACCCATAACCAAGGCTTTCCAGCTCTACTCGCTCATTCATTTCTCAATCCTCTTTGTTAATTTCTGAGTTAAGCTTAATTATATTTTTAATGGATAGCAAGCTTAAATCCAATTATTTTTACCCTTGCATTAAATTAATTTTATAATTACTATTGAGGGATATTAACCAATACGGATAAGAACATGCCGAAGAACAAAGACAATGAGTTTGACGTATCTCTGCTTGAAGCTGACATCTCAGCAGGAATAGACAAATTCATTAACAAGCACAAAGAGGATAACGATTTTACCACTGATTATTCAGTAGAAAAGAAATGTGGATTAAGCGATAACGCTATTAGGACAATTCGTAATTCTGGCGGCGCTTCACTTAAAACAATATGCCGACTAGGTCTTGGCGTTGGATACAAGCCACGATCAAGAACATTTAATGTCAGTCAAAAAGAATACATAAAGATTGTTATTCGCGTACTTAAAGACTTTGAGGGTAAGTAATGACAACACGACAACAAATGCAAGACGCATACAGAAGCGGTCGTCTAATGCGCTCAGAGGGCGAATCTAAGTCGGTATGCCCATTCGGTGAGGCTGAGTTATGCCTTAAGCACTGGTGGCTAGCTGGATGGAATGATAAAGATATGGAGGTAAAACAATGAGCAACCTAGCAACACATCAGCCACCGGTAAGCAACTCAATAGCAGCCGCCTGTCTAGCTCGATTAGGCATGAAACGAGAGCTAGAGGTTGCACCTGGCTACAGCATTCGAAAAACAAAGCGAACATATCAGAGTTTTGAGTATCGGGACATTATTGGCAATCCCTGCAAGCGAAAAGACCTGTCAGCATTATACGGTACGTCAGAGAGCGTTGTATCTGATGCCTACAAGAAAAGCGAAGGTAATTTTTTACTGGCCAATATTAAGCTAATGAAGCGACTGAGGGTTAACAAATGAACCATAAATGTAAATGCGGAAACTACAAATCATATAGTCAAGAATTAGGCACTCACGAAGTAGCGGCGCCAATGATGCCACTTGATGCTTGCGTAAATTGTATGCCAAAGTTTGATGAGATTAAATTCAAAGAATTCATCAATAACTTCCACAAGATAAATGGAGGAAAGAAATGATTACACCAGAATTTCTACAGTCTTGTACTGATGAGCAAATTAATAAAGGGGTGGCTTGGCTTGAGGCAAAATCACTTGAAATTAATAATCTTAACTGGGTGATCAGTAACTTAGGCGACATATTCGTCACAAGAGTAATCGCATTCAATCCTTGCCAGGTGGCTAATGACGCTTGGCCTATTATTCTTTCTAACTGCATAAGTATTGAGTGTGACGAAGGGGTCTGGTCTGCATGTAGTGGCGTTCGTTACGATAGCAGCTATTACTACCCAGTCAAAAGTTGGGATATTGAAGTAGTTAATAAAAACCCAATTCGCGCAGCCATGGAGGTTTACATTCTTATGAGTACCAGTAAATGAACGGTCTATTACTAACCCTAACCATAATAACGCTAACTACCCTGGTTCTAGGACTTGGTTATTCTGCCTATATTTGGTTTATTCGCAGATCGAGAATTAAGCACCCCAAGCCTTGCGGTCATGAAACTACAATGAAACTAAGCAGCATCAATAAGCAGCTTTGCTATAACTGCAATGAAGCTATCGACTGGAACTTAAAACCTAATCAAGCGCCTTTGGTTAGTTCATCGAGAGATAAAAGGAAGTAAAATAAATGAGTGATATTAAACTAATGCTAGGCGATTGCTTAGAGAGAATGAAAGAAATAGAAAGCGGATCTATTGATATGGTATTGACAGACCCGCCATACGGCACAACGGCTTGCAAATGGGATTCTATTATACCGCTAGGGCCAATGTGGGAGCAGTTGAAGCGGATTATCAAGCCAAGTGGTGCTGTTGTAATGACAGCAAGTCAGCCATTCACTAGCATCCTAGGCGCTTCAAATATTAAAAACCTAAAATATTCATGGGTATGGCGAAAAAGCAGAGCAACAGGACACTTAAACGCAAAAAAACAACCCATGAAAAACATCGAGGATATTCTTGTTTTTTATAGCAAGCCACCAACATACAACCCGCAAGGAGTTATTGAGGTGAATCTAACACAACACAACTCAAGGAGTCACTCCTTGAGAGGGAAGGCGACAGGCGCTACAAGCGTAGTTACTGGGGGTATTGAGTTTAAGTCATACAAGCAAAACCTAACAAATTATCCGAGGCAGATTTTAGAATTTGCGTCTCAGGGAAAAGCAGTTCACCCAACACAAAAACCAGTTGAGCTAATGGAGTACCTGATTAAGACCTACACCAACGAAGGCGAAAAGGTTTTAGACTTTACGGCTGGATCATTTACTACTGGGGTTGCCTGCGTTAATCTTAATCGTAGCTTTATCGGAATAGAGTTAGATAAAGATTATTTTGATATAGGTGTTAACAGGATTAAGGAGCGCATTAAGTGCCTAGATTTAAAGATAGAACCGGAGATAAGCACGAGAGATTGACCGTAGTATCGCACGCAGGCAAAGACCATAGAAATAAACATTTGTGGCTTTGCTTGTGCAGCTGTGGAAATGAAAAAGTTGTTTTATCTGACAACCTATCAAGCGGAAAATCTAACAGTTGCGGATGCTTGAAAACAGAGGTATTAGAGAGAAAAGGCATTCACTCTAATAAATGCCTTTCTGCGTCTAAACATTAAAGATTAAACAGCTAAGGGAGACATTATCCCTAATTATTAAGATGCCTGTCAAGCCAATTAATCCGCCACACCTAAGCCCTAGTGTGTGGCGTAACTTACTACATCTCGAAGCTAGAGCGCCGCTCAAGGGTGCAGCTTGTCGGGTAATGCCGAAGCACGTCTTATTATACCCCGTCTAAATTATTTTGCATTTATTTAACTTTTCCTACATAAAAGGTTTGATCTTGTACGATAGTAGGGTATAGTTAACTCATCACTAACAAAGAGGGCGGCAAAATGTTTAATTCAATAATCGTTACATCATCAACCAGCAATAAGACAGACTGGGCGCACATAGTAGAAGGTGAGATTTTCTGCAACGGGCGTTTTTCAGCTAGAAACATGAGCTGCAAGTACCGAAACAACCCTGATTTTCAAATTAACTGGAAGCCGCTATAAAATGACCCCAGCAACCACAGCAAAAAAAGGAGGGCTATCTGTGACTCAGATAGTCAGCCTTACTAACACACCACGTCAGACGCTATACGACACGTTTAACCGCGACCCTAGCAAGTTTACTGGCATAGCAATTAAAGCGCGTACTGAGCTATACAAGCAGGAATTAGCGCGTGTGAGTGATGAGTATCACCAGGACATTAATAATTTAGGGAGAGAGAGATAATGAAGATATTGAATTTATATGCTGGGCTTGGCGGAAATCGCAAGCGCTGGAAGAATTGCCAGGTTACGGCGGTTGAGTTTGATCCAAAAATTGCAGAGGTATACAAAAGATTAAATCCTGATGATGAGGTTGTCATTGGAGATGCACACCAGTACCTGCTAGACCATTACAGCGAGTTTGATTTTATATGGTCGTCACCGCCATGTCAGAGCCATTCTAAGATGATTAGAAGCGGCAGAAACCGAAAGCCACGATACCCAGATTTAAGGCTTTATGAGCAAATACTATTCTTGCAGCATAATTTTGATGGGAAGTATGTAGTTGAAAATGTTAAGCCTTACTATAAAGCATTAATTGAGCACCAAAGCATTGGCCGCCATGCGTTTTGGGCTAATTTTGACATCCCATTTATGGAAGAGCCAAAGTTTAAGGACTTTATAAACCGACAAAATCTGAGCGCCAAAAAAGACTTAATGGACTGGCTTGGCATTCATTATGAAGAGAATATCTATTATGAGAAAAACCACTGTCCAACACAGATTTTAAGAAACTGCGTTCATCCATTAGTCGGCGAGCATGTATATAGCGCACTTAACAACCTAACCAAAGAGGGATAGATTATGAAAGAATGCAAATGCGGAAACTATAAGCCGTATTCTGACACTATTGAAGATAGTGTTATATATGCGCCTGCAATGCCGCTTGATGCTTGTGTAAACTGCTCTGGTGTAAGATATGACCTGACAGCACTACAAAAAGAGAATGACGAGCTGCGTGCTTATTCAAATCGTCTTGCTAATGCGCTGGTAATATGTGACGCGCAGCACGAAGGCAGCTATATCGGTGGAGGCTTAGTTAGAGAGGTTCTTGACGAAACCCCGGCCCAATCTCTAGCCGAGGTTAAGGCGGATGCTGTGATGAGCATCCTTGACAATGTAAATGATTTTGAAGCGTTTGGCTCTCCTAAAATGATGGAAGTTAGCGACATTATCGAATACGCAAACAAGCTTAAAGGTGGTGAGTGATGAAAAAGCAATTCATCAGGTTTTCTGCAATAGTTCCGATCGACTTTAATGAAAAAATGATTGAGTTCTGGATGCGTGACGAAGGACTAAGCCGCAGCGAGGCTATTAATATATATCATGACGGTTTATTTATTGATCTGGTAAATAGAATTAAAGGCAAAAGGTGTAACTTCAAGCCAGACCTTGGCTATAGCGACAAAGACCTTAATGGCTCACTATGCTTTGAAGTTGAAGATAATAACTTCTGCATCCCAGTTTCAATACTTAATTAACCCCTAACCCCAGCCCATTAAGTTGGGCTTTTTTGCGCCTGTTATTTGATAAAGTGGTTGCACTTTGATTGTGTTATGATACCATATAGCCTTAATTAATTAGGAGTCAACCCAATGCAAGCAACAACAATGAGACTTGATCCGAAACTTATCGAAAGCTTAAAGGTTGAGGCAAAAAATGACAATCGAAGCCTTAACAATCTAATCAACAAAGTCCTACAAATGCACATTGACAGAATTAATCTTGAAAAAGATCAAAAGCGATCTTTTGAAGATGCTATGAAGCGAATCTTTTAGAATCAGTCCTGCTGCTAACAGGACTAACGCAACAATTAACAAGGTTATTATAACATGGCAAAACAAAGAACGTCATTCCTGCTTCATTTTGACAGCTTGGAGATATTAAACGAGCTTTCAGATGAAGAAGCTGGGCAACTATTTAAAGCAATCAAGGCACATCATGAAAGTGAAGAATTAGCACTTTCACCACTTGTAAGAGTGGCATTTGCATCATTCAAGAATCAGTTTGTGCGTGATGAAAAAAAGTATGAAGAAACATGCAAACGTAGAGCTGAAGCGGGTTCCAAGGGTGGTGTGGCAAAAGCTAGCAAAAGCAAGCAAAAGGTAGCAAGTGCTAGCAAAAGCAAGCAAGACTTAGCAAACTTAGCAGATAGTGATAGTAAGAAAAAGAAAAAGAGTGATAGTAAGAGTGATAGTGATAACAAGAGATTCATAAAACCAACCCCGCAAGAATTGATTGAGTACTTTGAATCAAAAGGGAGTGACCGAGATCAGGCGGAAAGGTTTTTCAATCACTATGAATCCAATGGCTGGAAGGTTGGCCGCAATTCTATGAAGTCATGGAAGGCGGCCGTTTCAAATTGGCTGAAGAACAATTACTCTCAACCAGCACAACAGCAAATCCAGCAAGACGACACAAGTTGGGCGAATAACATGCAGCCTGCTTACCTCCCTAATCAACAAAAGGCGCTAGGTCATGAATAACATCTCACCAGAAGCCGCATTACTGATTAACCATGTTTTTAAATCCCTATGTGGAGCCAAACCATCTTGGCGCGGAGGATTCAAAACAAACGATGACGTGAACGCATACAAAGAGGCATTAGCGCTCACTTTCATGGAAAACGGAATAACCACACCAGATGAAGTACATAAGGGGTTAGCCGAGGCTAGGCGTGACGACAATCCGTTCATGCCAAGCACTGGTGAATTTTTGAAGTGGTGCAAGCCTGAGAAAACTAATGCCCGACCAGAGCATAAGCTGCTAATCTGCGAAAATTCAGAGCCGGCAACCGAAGCAGAGCGCGAAGAAGCCCACAAGATATTAAAAGAGTTAAGAGATTCACTATGATTACCAACGAAGCAGAACGCCAAGTTATTGGGGCGCTATTAGATTCACCCGAGCTAATTACCAAGGTTCAAGGGATTTTATCGGATGATGATTTTCTAACGCCACCAGCTAAAACGGTTTTTCAAGCTGTGAAAAAGTTAGGATCAGAGGCTGATGTTTTTACTATCTCTGACAAAACAGGAATCGAGGTAAATCTATTATCTGAAATCAGCTTTGATTGCGTTAGTCCTGACAATGCCCCAGCCTATGCAAAGGTCTTAAAGCAAGAATCTAACAAAGTTAAACTAATACAGCTAGCAAATGACATACACGAGGCTGTAAACCAAGGCTTAGAGCTTAAAGACGTTGTTGGCAATGCTAGCGCTAGGCTTTCGGATTTAAACCGCTCACACGGTCGCAAAACACAGTTTATTTTAGGAAGTGCTGTTAAACATTTACTTGATGATGTTGATGAACGGGCCAATGGAAAAGGCATGGTTTACGATTCAGGCATTCAAGAACTGAATGAAAAAATGCCGTTTGAAGGGGGTAAGCTTTACTTATTAGGCGGCCAAAGTGGTATGGGAAAGACTACTGTTGCTCAAAAGTTTATCGAAGCGCAAGCTAAAACCAAGGTACCTACATTTTTCTCATCTATCGAAATGAAAGCAACAGAGGTTGCAAAGCGCATGATCCAGAGCGCTGGCAGCGTTCCAGGTAAGCTATTTAAGCGACCAGATAAGGAAATGGGCAACTTTACCGCGCAGCTAGCAACTGGCGTAAATGCAATCATGAATCATAACGTAATGATTGACGAAGATTCTAGCGTAGGCGTTCAAGATATTATTCTAAGGGCTAGAGCTTGGTTAAATCAGCAGGAAGTTTATCAGGATGAGAAAAGAGGTTGTCTAGTTGTTGATTACGTTCAATTGATGAACTACAACCGAGGCCAAGAGGTTCAAGAGCTTGCATTGATCACCAAGGCTTTAAAAGGCTTTGCTAAGGAAATGAATATTCCAGTAATAGCACTTGTTCAATTAAACCGAGATTATCTAAAGCGACCAGCAAGCGAGCGTAGACCTATCGTAAAAGACATTAAAGGGTCTGGCGGCATGGAGGCTGATTCTGACGGTATTATTTTATGCCACCGCGAAGAATATTACGATGAAGATACGCCAGACAAAGGGATATTAGAGCTAATTATTGGTAAATCGCGCGATGGTGAAACGGGGACTGTTCGAACAATTGGCGAAATGCAATACTTCCGAGTTAAGGATATAAAGCAGGAATACACCTATCAGGGGTAATTAGTGCTTGATTAAATAAATAATTAAATATACAGTTAGCTTAGAAATTAACAGAGAGGTGAGAGTTATGGAAAAAGTTTATAGTAATAACAGAGAAGATTGGGTAGGGGATTTTCAGACTGCATGGGAGTATTCTGCCGATGAGTGCCTATATGACCACGACAAGCCTATAGTTTATGTTGGTGATGCAGTTCCAGTGACTCATTTATCATTGTGTGATGGGTTATCGAGTCAAGTTATTGGTATTTTGCAGGAATTGGCTTTTGATCAAGCTGGAGAGCACACTGATGGTTACTTAGATGAGCTTGACACTGAAAAGCTATTGAGCCTAGATGCAGCTATTTGCAAATGGCTTAATGATAACGCAGGTGAGCCTAATGCTTACAAGGTGATCAATATCAAGGAGCAATCAAATGACAAGTAATAAGGATATGCCAGCAATGCCTCTAAGTGTTGATATGGACGAGTCCATTGACGCTGCTGGAAAAGAGAATGAATACAGGTATAGAACAGGTCTAACCAAGCGTGAGCACTTCTGCCTAAAAATGGGCGTTGCTAATACTGGGGACGAAGAGTTAGATGCCATTATTCGCAAGGTGGTCGAACAAAAATTCGCAGGACTGGCTATGCAGGGGTTGCTAGCTAACCCAGTAATGGGAGATTCTGACTTACATAGTAATCATAGAGATTGGGTTGAGGATATGACCAGCACATCAATAGAGTTTGCCAAAGCCCTACTAAGCCAACTAGAGGATAAAGGCGATGATTGATATTAAGATGAAGGTTGTAAATTCTACTTGCGGACTAGGCGACACTGAATATTCGCTATGTGACGGAGCTGGTTTGTTGAAATTCGACAAGCCAGCAATGGATGAGTGCTGCGAAATGATCAATAACCACGACAACCTAGTCGAGCAAGTAAAAGACCTTGAATTCTCGCTAGACGACCGAGATTGCTACATTGCTGATGCTGATATGAAGAATGAAGCATTGACCAAGCAAGTAGCAGAGCTTAGGGCGGCTTTGGGTTGTGTTGTGGGCAATACATTTCATAAAAACAGTACGGGTATTTTTCTTGAGATTAGCCAAGATGATGCAGACAAGGCCATAAAAGCCCTAAAGGAGGATAAGCGATGAGTAAATGCGAGAATAACAGCGACCACGGGGATTACTGCAATAACTGCTTTACCTGCCATGACTGCCTGTCTGAGGACGATGCTAAGTCTAAAGAAGCGCGGGACAAACTAACCCAGCAAGTAGCAGAGCTTAGGGCGGCTTTGCTGTCGATTAAGTCACATCAAGAGAAGGTCACTCCAAGCGGCTTTGAGTTTTCTAGCGTTTGGAAGATGGCTGATAAGGCACTAAGGGATAATTAATAGTCTATTGTTAGCTGGCTGATGGTGGAGTTATTCCAACATTGATAAATTATCCGTAAAATACCTTGAATTAAATGTAATTATATATAGAATAACATTATGAATAAGAGAGCATCCCTTAAAAGAACTGAATTAATAAATATCATGCTTTCTGGAAGTGAAGATGACATGTGGCTTTCTGTTTATGAATTGATTGAGATTACAGGAAGGTCACAGCCAAGCCTGCATAGGTCACTGCATGATCTTGTTGATCAAGGCCTACTAATCAGGGAATCAAGGAAAATATCATTATGCAGCTCAGGCTTGCCAAAGAGATATTTTGCATACATGCACTGCGACAACAAGGATAAGCAAGATGAAATAGATAAAAATAACGCCGCAAGGCAGAAGGAAGATGAAGCGGCAGCCAAAGCACTTGGCATAGATGTATTTAGCTACCGCATGAACAAGTTAATTAAATGAGAGTAATTAAGAATGAACACAAATATTGTAGCACATGAAAATACCACAATGTCCAGTTTTGACATTGCTATACTTACGGGCGCAAGAAATAGCGAAGTTGTAAGTGTTGCCAAGAACCTGTCAAATAAAAATGTAATAGATTTCTCTATTGATCACTTGGAAGTAATGCAGCTTGATAAGCGCAACTCTCTTGTATTGGTTGCTAATCTATCCCCAGAGTTTACGGCGGCTGTTGTTGATCGCTGGCAGGAGTTGGAATCTCAGCAATCACCTAAACCAATGACTCAGCTTGAAATGATAGCAGGTATGGCTAGCTCGATGGTTGAGGTTGAGCGCAAGCAGGTTGAGCAGGCTAAAGCACTAGAGGACATCACCAGCAAGGTTGAGCGACTAGAAACAAGCGATAAGGTTTTATCATCATGCCCGGTTAACGCCGAGGGTATTACCTCAATCTGCGCTCGCATGAATCTTAAATATTCTATTCCAGCCTGGGCGGTTAAAGAAATTGTGCGCGGATCGTATGGCATTAGACCTGCTGGCAACGTCCAGAACCAGCACGAGAACGCCAAAGGCTCTACTTATGTGGTTTGGTGGGTGTCTGACATTACAGCGTTGTTTAAGCGTATTGTGAGCGAATCTGAGCGAGTTACTGCAACATTGGTAACTCATCCGACTGTATCGAAGCGGTTTAAATTAATTTAGTAAATAACCTTGCTATTGCTTAAATAAATAATTAATATAGTTAAACAAATCAAGGAGAGAGCGGTATGGCTACAGTAAGGAGTCACACCAAATCATTTTGGCGGAAGGTTAAAGTTTGGATTGTATGTGCGCGAAACGGACATGAGCCATTTAACATTGTTAATCGAATAACAATGCAGCCAGTCAAAGAAACGTATTGCAAGAAATGCTTTAAAAAAGTTAATAATCCAAGCTTTAATAGCTGTAGAAAAGGTAGGTAATATGGATTTAGTATTTATTTTTAACCAATTCAAAGGTTTAAATGGCTATGACTTACTATTGCTAGTATCGCTCTTTTTGATGTGTTTGTATTACTTTTTTGGTGAGCTTAAATTAAGAGGGTTTAGAAAATGAAAGACGCTATGCTTGTGTTTTGTATTGGGCTTCTAGTAATTATTAGTGCTGCCGGATGGGTTACGCATATTATTCACTGTATGCTTCAGGCTAAATACTTGCTTTTGATTGCCGGCGCATTTATCGCACCTGTTGGAGTTATTCACGGTGTTGGTATTTGGTTTGGCGTTAATTGGTAATTAGATTTCATAACCAGCGAGGTGATGTTATCTCGACAGGTGGTGGTATCCACTCCAGCCTTGCCGCTGTGAAGCGTGAAATGGCTATTTATTAAAGAGGAATAGCAATGGCAAAGAAGAAGCGAAAGCAGTATGTCGCGCATGTACAAAAGGCTCGAAGCGCTAAGGCTGCGTTAAGGGATTTAGGTATTGGTTTTGTGGCCAGTGGCAACGGCTTAGAGTTAATCAATGTAGCAAAGAATCGTATCGAGGCTTGTGGGCCAAGCATTGACGCAGCTATGAGTAAGATTCGCTATAAGTGGCAAATCTATATCGCTGCAATGGGTCGGAGTAAGTTGGGGCAGGCGTATATCAAGAGCGAGGTTGTTGATGTGCCTTGTGAGTACTTTAAACACGAACTTAGCTCTACGGTATCAAGCCTACACGATGAGCTATCAAAGCTTGTGCCGACTGATCAATTATCCAATCTAGGCTGGATAGCTTTACCGGTACCGCGAGAGATTAGCGAGAAAGAGTTAGGCGCGTTATTTGATACGATGGGCTGCTGGGAAAATCCAGCACCTTGGCAAGATGAGTTATTGAATGGACATTGAGCAGCTAATAAACGACTGGCGTAACTCAGTAGATGAGTATTCAAAAGCTAAGGCTGATACTGAATACCTGCGAGAGTTTAGGAAGTCTAAGAAGGCTATTCTCATCGGTCAAGCTGAGAAGGAAGGCCACAAAACAGGGCAGGAGCGCGAATCTTATGCTTATGCCCACCAAGAGTATGTCGAATTATTAGAAGCTCTTAGAATAGCTATTGAGAAGTCAGAGCAGCTAAGATGGCGAATGACCATAGCGCAAGAAAGAATAAACATTTGGCGCACCAAGCAAGCCAATGGGCGAAAAGAACAAAGCCATTACGGCGCATAACTAAAGAGGAAAATTAAATGACAAATGAATATGTAAGCACAATGAAAACCAATGAGAATGTCGAGTTTAAAGGCGTTACTTTATTGCAGAAAGAGGATGGTACCTATGCTGTCCCGGGTGGTGGCTATGTTGTTAAGCGTGGAGATGCTGAGCGAGCGGCTAAGGGGTTGTATAAGTCACACAAGGGTATTCAGTCGCCAATAAGCCAGTTAGCCGACAAGACAGTAGAGCGCCTTACTGCGGCAAGTCGTGAAGGTGTTGATTTGGTATTGGGGGTTTAGTTATGGCTGGTAATACCTTTCTCACATCGCTGGTATTTATTGCACTATTACTGCTTATCATCAACGTATTTGATTTTGATTATATTGGTGAAAAAATAGCTGGAGTTATTTTATTCTTATTGGCGCTGTCAATTACTAGCGCTGTAGTTTCTCTTATTGCTGTGATTTGGCAATAATGGCTCGCAAATGTAAGTGCGGGTGTGGCATTGAGTTGCCGCCCGCCTCTAAATGCACTGACATTATCAGCAAGAAGCGATTTGCTAGTGTTGAGTGTCTTACTAAAGATACCAGGATCAAAGAGGCTGCAAAGGCTGAGAGGGCCATCAAGAAGCGCAACTCAGACCTAAGAAAAAAGGTTAAGGCTAACCCTAGAGCTAAAGCATTAGAAGCCGCTCAGTTGCTAGCTAGAATATCTAGCGCTGATGACAATGGTTATTGCACTTGCGTAACCTGCGGCCATGTTGGTAGGTTTAACGACGGTTTCGACGGTGGCCACTTTATAGCAAAGGGTAATTGCTCATTCTGGATGCTAGACCCGCGCAATATATGGCCCCAATGCAAATCCTGCAATGGCAATGGTATGAAGTTTGGCAACAAGGAAGCGGCCTATACTTTGTGGATGATTGAAAAGTTTGGGCGTGAGTTTGTCGACTATATGCTTGAAAATGAAAAGACAATAACAAAGCGAACAGCTAAGGATTATGAGGAATTTATAGAAAAGGCCAATAAAGAAATATTGACCCATAAATCAAGAGTAGGCA